GACTGGAAAACGGCAAAATATTTGTATGCTGAAAATAAGCTGCAATTGGCTGCTTATACTTATATGTATGAACATGCCCAGCCTAAAGCAAATATTGCCTATGGCCTTGTGATGCGCTTTGGCAAAGAGGATGGCAAGTTTCATCAGCATGTCATCAAGAGAGAGAAATTAGACACCGGGATTGAAGTATTTAAGGCACTTGTAAAAATCTCACAGCTCAAAAAGCTGATTTGAGCAAAGTAAGCGCCATCTTTGATGAGATGACCTCATCAGAGACTCGTGCGCGGTGTCCACGTGTCGAGCCTACCGGGTGTCAGGGCCGTAAAAAAGAATATCATATTCAGATTGAACCTGACCATGCATTCTGTCATCGCTGTCAGTATACATGGCATTTTGAGGATAAAAAAGTGTCTAAGATAGAAACAATAGAACCACCCATAGTGCGTGAGCCACTGTATGTTAAAAGTAGTGGAGCGGTGAAAGAGTCTAACTACACAGAGCATCGTGCAAATTTTATAGCACATTTTAAAAAGACCATCGAAAAACTTGAGCTACCCTGGAATGATGAAGCTTTGGACGCAAAATATGGTATTGGTGTACGTAATAATAAGAATAATTATCAATTAGTATTCCGCATTGCAGATAATCATATAAAGCGCCATAAAGGCGAGCAGTTTGGTGATGCAGAGTGCAAGATATATCCAGTCCTTACAGATATAGACCCGACAAGCACGCTGCTGATCTGTGAGGGAGAAAAAGATGCCGTCAGTGCAGGATGTTATGGATTCCCGGCCATAACGATGACCTCGGGCGCTGGCGGCATTCCTAAAGATTTAAGCATGCTGGAAGCATTTAACAATATTGTGATCTGCTATGATGCCGATGAGAGTGGGCGCAATGGAGCATTGAAGCTTGCCAAAAAATTATATCGTCAAAATATTAGCATAAAAATATTAGAGCTAGATGATGGAATGGACCTTACTGACTACTTTGTGGCTGGAAATACGTTCCATGACCTATATAGTTTAATCGATAAAACAAAAGTATTTGGTAGCGATCCTGAAGACTTCGGCGGTGATCCGATGTATAAGGTGTTTGACTTTATGGATACATTCCAGGATGAAGTAGAATATATCTGTGATGAGATACTACTGAAAAATGGCAGGACTAGTGTGGCAGGCGGTACGAATGTGGGTAAATCGTTATTTGCACTGCAATTTGGTCTGTGCGTGGCGGCAGGTGTGCCGTTTATGACCTTTCAAGTACCCAAGGCCAGGCGCGTACTACTGGTGCAGTTTGAGATGATGGATGCAATGGTGACGGATCGGTTAAGGCCCATGGTTAATGGATTGCTTGATAAACACCCGGAGAAGCGTGAAATGCTTAGTGATAACATGACCATCGTCAGCGCAGATAAAAAGCAGCTGTTTGAGAATGCCTATGCAAAGATCACCGGCAACCTATTAGCTGCGCGTGAGCCGTTTGAAGTGCTTATTATTGATAACCTGTATACATCCAGTGAAGTGGATACAGTCAAGAATGACCAGCTTCGTAATCTAATCAGCACTATTGAGAATATTAAAATTGAGTTTAAGCTTAGTATCCTGGTGGTGGCGCATCATAAGAAGTTAGCAGATAAATTAGTGCCCATGGAAACTAGCATGGTGTTTGGTGGATCGTTTTATTCGTTCTGGCTGGATAACCTGGTGCAGCTTGCATCCACGTTTCACGAACCACTTAAAGTAATGAAGATCACAAAAACAAGAACGAATAGCGAATTTCATAACCTGGCGCTTGGCATTAAGCTGGTGGTGGATGCAGAAAAAGAGCATCTATTATATGAGTATCGCCAGCCACTTCCAAAAGGTGAAGTGTTCTGGTATCGCAACCAGGAGCATACAGATGAAGACCGTGTGCTGGATAATATTAAAAGCATGGGTGACAATTTTACATACCAGGACATGGCAGACAGTTTGGAAGAAACACTACATATTACTAGCAGTAAAAGTGTTAGCTCATGGCTAAAGAAATTGATAAAACAAGAGCGGATTATTAAGATTGAACGCGGTATTTATGCGAAAAATAGGACAGATATTGAGTATTTGGTTGATTGAACCCACACGCGAGAAAGGTAAAGTAGGTAAAGTAACTACCTACACTTACTTTACTTACTTTACTTACTTTACTTATATTTACTGTGGGTTAGTGTTTTTTTGACTATTTTTGATAAATTACAAGCAATTCACAAATGCCCACTTTCACCCAATGCTGATCAACTATGTATTTTTGCTATGCCGGTAAAAGAAACGGTGCATTGTAAAGCTGTATTTACCTGGTGGGATGATCTAGACATTAAGCTGCATGACTGCTGTTTTGTCATACTTGATAGCCGGGATAAACTGCTTTGGAGAAACAGACAACTGCATGGCTGGACAAAGAGTAAAGGCACAAAAAAGAAAAATAAACGCCATGCCAGACTGCAACGTACAAAATTTTAAAGCAAAAATATAAGGAGCTTCAAAATATTATAGCAAAAATATAAGGGCAAAACCGCCGGGAGGGTCAAAAATTGACTTATTGTTACATGGCAAAAAGCCGGCGATGATCAGGCAAAAAAAAACCTAGATAAAATCCAGGCCAAAAAAAAACCCCACGTTTGTGGGGCTTTTTTGTTTTAGTGCGGCTTGTTATTTATTTTAAGCGCTTGTTTGTGTCTTGTTTGCATGCATGTATTAAAGAATCTTCTTCATCATCATAAATATCAAATTTATCAATTTTATGAATATGTATTAATTGTTCGCGTGTGCTGTCATCGATAAAAATAGTTTTATTGTTTTTTGTGTCTTCTATTTGTATTGCGTTTTTTGATTGCGCTGTTATTGCATATTGGCCAACAACAAACGGTATTTGTTTTTTGCTCATTTATCTAACCTCTTTTTAATGTTTTTAATGTCTTGTATAAATTCATATAATGATAAAATAATTTTAATTAATATCATTGCGCTTGCTATAAGTATCCATATGATAAAAATAATTATTAATAAATAGAGTATGATCATTTTATTTTATAATCATGAATTTCTAGATATTTCTTCATGTTTTTAATTGCTTCAAATCTACACGTTCTACCTGGGACGCCGTCGCCGTTGAAATTTTCTGATAAATCTTTTATGATTTTTTTGCCTAATGTGGCAAGCTGTTTATATTCTCTATCTGTTAGCATGTTCATTTACCTCTTTTTTCATTAATTCTTTAAATAAAAACCCTGCGATTTTATCTTTCAATGTTCGCGCTTCTTCACAATGATATAATTCATCCTGGTTTGTTTCAATATATGTGTCGATACTTTCATAAATATATTTTAGAAAATATGTTGGTACGTCTATATCAATTAATTCATTAACTGTATGTACGGATTGTTTTTGTATTTGATAGGATAAATCATTGATGCTTTGTACATATAATTTTAATAAATCTATAATAACATTAATTTCTTTTTTATTTAGTTCCATGTTCATTAGCCTCTTTTTGTTTCATTAATAAAGTATTTTTCCATTGGCTGCGCTCTTGTTTAACCTGGTGTAAGCGCGTGTAGAGTGCAATGATGATAATAATTAATAACAATTCACTCATTTTATTGCCTCTCTTTCAGATTCTAGTTTATCAATTGCAACATCTACACCAATTAAAAAATCAGCTTGGTTGTTACAACTCTCATTATATACCCAATTAGAATCGTAAAATATCTCACTATGTAAACGCTCTTTTATTTCTTTTAATATTGTGATACTATGCTGTAGCTCACCCAGCTTTATTTCTTGCTCAATATTTTTATTTTTAATAAACTTTTTAATGTCGTTTTTTAAATCGCCAATTGTTTGTTTATGATCGGACGTAATAGTTGCGATAGTTTCATCATTATAATAGTCTGAAACTAAATCTACATCATCCCAATATAAATGTTCATTGCGCTTTACTGTAACTAATAGTTTATTTATTTTATCATCATTTAATAATATATATATAATATAATCCCTATCTAATTCAAATCCATTGGGTCCTGATATATTTATTTTATTATCTTTTTTGCAGCTCATACATAAAAAGTTATCAAGTTCATTTATGTTATATATTGTAAGACAACTAGTGCAATTATTATATATTTTACTCATTTTGTAACCTCTTTATTAATTTGATTATTTACTTTTTTCTTACTAGTTCCATGGGCTGGAAAATAGACTATAGACTTGCGATCACTAATCGCGCATAATTTACACGTTGCGCAATCAATTTTTATATTGTCCCTGGTGGCTGGACATTGGACAAATTGTTTACCGTCTTTTTTAAATGTGCCGGATGTGTCACTAGTGGCAACGGATACAACAGGGCCAACTTTTTTATTCGCTAGTTTTATCGCATGATCAGGATTATTACCGCTAAGATTTACAACAAATCCGGCTTTGTTCATTGCTTTGATTATTATGCCGTTGCCGTTTATACCTGGATTATAATGAGTATAAGTAAATCCACGTTTATTATTATTTGCTTTAGCTAATTGTTCGCACGCGTCGCCGTCTAGTTGTTTACCGTCGCCAGGCAAATCACCTGCTTGATTATGTCGCCAAATTTGGCCAGCTGGCAAAGCTTCAATTTGTTCTAAGAATTCATTATAATTAATCCCACGCTCCCCGCGTGTAACTTTTAGCCAATGTAATTTTAAGGGTCCTGCCTCCGCGTAGCATCCACCTTCATTATTATTATTAAACGGACAATCGCCTGGACATGTTGACGCGCTTGTTGTGCTGACTGGAATAGGGCCAACTTTTTTATTCGCGCTTTTTGGTGTTAAATGTATGTTATAATTATTCATGTTCTATCCTCTCAAAGATGTTTTTTGTTGCTACGCAAAATTACATAAATATATTGATAAAAACTAACTATTTGTGAACGCTCACTATATAGTAATATTGTAATAGATCAAACCTAAATGATAATTACGCGCTCTAATCTTGTGTAGCTTTATAGTTGTACATAGTTGGACACCTGGCGCTTTGTCGTCGTGTGACATTAGATTAATAATCTAATTTGTAACATTTTATTAATTTTACAACCCATGCCACAAGGTCCGCGGCCTGGCTTCCACTAACTCACTCCCTTAAAATTTTTTCTGCTTTTTGTGAACACTCACATAGCGTTACATTCCCGCAACATATGAAATGGGTAGAACTGACAGACGCAGATGCGGAACGCTTAGTCAGTGCCATCACTCGCGCAAAAGACTATGCAAAAAAGATGGCAATCTTCCAAAGCGCTTTCATCGACGAAGAATACCGCTGGCTACAGCTGTCAGCGCACGACCTGTACGATGAGCTATCCCCACGAGAAAGAGAAGTATTCAAGATGCGTATTATGCAGCACACATTCCCCATTATAGCAGAAGCGCTCGGCATCAGCGAATCCAGCGCCAAGACCTACTGGCTACGCACGATGGCAAAGTGCAGCAAGCTGTTTATGTCGTCGAATAAGGTATAAGTAGATGGCAAATAAGATTAGACATGACATACCGCCTGAAAAAGTTAAGATGCTTGCCAGTTTTGGCTGCTCTTACATTGAGATAGGCAAATACTTCGGCTGCTCAGAGGGTGTGATCCGTAGACGCTACCGCACTGAATATGATCAGGGACGGGAAGAAATGAAGCTGACATTGCGTCAACTCCAGTGGAAGCATGCTCAAAATGGAAATACGGCATTACTTATATTCCTGGGCAAGAATTTTTTACAGCAGACCGACAAAAACCAGGTCGATATGACTGGCAACCTGGAAACAGTGCTAAAAGAAGTCGGGTTTCAAGGTAACCCCATGGATGATCAAGCAGATAGTCAACAAAGAGAAATTGTGGACGCTGGTGGGGTACAAACCGACCCCGCAACAGCTTAATCTTCACAACAGCAAAAAAAGATTTCGTATAAACTGCCAAGGCAGGCGCAGTGGCAAATCCTACAGCGCAGCATATGAAATACTTCCCTGGCTCTTAACGCCAAACACGCGAGGCTGGATCGTATCACCCAGCTACAACCTATCGCAGAAGATTGCTCGTATTATTAAAGAAGAAATTATGGTTAAGCTCAAATTGCCAATTGCCAACAAGAAAGAGGTCAATGGCGATCTGTACTACCTGAAGCTTGCTGGTTTAAACTCGGAGCTGTCGGTTAAATCAGCAGACTCACCTGAATCATTGATCGGTGAGGGCATCGATTATCTAGTAATTGACGAAGCCGCAGCGCTTTCAAATAAATTGATATGGGAACAGTATTTGCGTCCAACACTATCCGACCGTCAAGGCTGGTGCTTAATGGTATCCACACCACGTGGATTTAACTGGTGGCAGAAAATATGGCAGCGTGGAGATGACCCTAAATACCCTGACTGGGAAAGCTGGCAGCATCCCAGCAGTGAGTCGCCATTTTTTAAAGACCACATAGATGATTTAAAAAAGGAGTTAACCAATGAAACTTATCTACAGGAATATGAAGCTCAATTTACCTCATTTTCAGGCAAAGTATACCCATTTGACCGAACCATTAATGTACGAAAAGACCTCAAGTACAATTCCGGGTTGCCAGCTTACGTTTCAATTGACTTCGGATATCGCAAACCCTGGGTAAATGTATTCAACATCGACCATCGTGCTAAAGGTCTGCCAACGATCTATCAAATTGACGAAATTGGCTTGCAAGAGAATGTTAAAACAGAAGATTTAGCAGAGATGGTCCGCAAGCTGCCCTATAACATTACTGCCTACTTTGGCGACCCGGCCGGTGGCGGCCGTTCCAGCCAGTCCGGCATTTCAGACATTGAGATCTTCAGGCGTAAAGGTATGCGTATCCGCTACCGCAAAGATGCAATAACCAGGAATGTGGTCAATGGTGTATCACATGTACGCCGCTGGTTTGAAGATGCACATGGGCAAACCCATTTTTATGTTGCTGCTAAGTGCAAAGGTTCGATACAAAGCTATGAGAATTACCGCTATCCCGAGAATAGAAATGAGCAGGCAGTCAAAGAAGAACCGCTGAAAGATGGTGTTTTTGACCACTGTAATGATGCCACGCGTTACATGATTTGTAATCTTTTTCCTATTAAGAGTAGAATGGCTGGTTTAATAGATTGGTAAAAATATATGGTTACAATTCCTGATTTATCGCAAGGCGCGATAGCAGATTCATTAAAGAAAAAATTACGTTATATAGAAGATGCACGTGTACGCGAGCGCGACTATTTGATGGACTGGTATGAGGGTATCAACATTGAGGGTTATGTTGGACAGTATTTCAGTAGAGAAACATTAGGGCAAGCGCCTATAATAAATTCTAACATTACGCAAAGAGTCTGCGCTGTCAGGTCAATGACATATAAGCGCCCCCCAAGATTGCGCGCTTCGGATGCCTACCATGCCTCCATAAACATCCACAGTCTAAACGGTCAGCGCAGGCTGCTTGAACGGCTGACATTCTTGCTGGGTTCGATGGCTTTTCGCTCTAAGTGGAATGAACTGGAAGAGCAACTGGAATATGAAATACTTTCTCACTTTGAACCATTATTTCTTGCCGGAGACAGCAGAGACAAACCGATTGGTGTCTGCTACCCAATAGAATACCAGGGCAATGCACGTAAAGACAAGCCGCTGCATGCAGTATGGACAGAATCTCGCCCAGGATACCAGGGTGAGCATTATTTGCTGGATGAGCATGGTTTAAAGATCAGTGTCAATGATTCAGATATGAATCCATATGGTATACTGCCGGTATCCTTTTGTCACCGCTACCCACCCATCCGGGATTTTAACAGCGTCAAGAATGCAATGGATGTTGCCAAAGCAGATTTAGCGTTAAATGTTGCGATGCTGGAATTGGAGATCGCCGTGCGCTATGGCGCGATGGGAATCAAGTTTGTTACTGGTGTGGATGATGCAAGTCGTATCCGGATTGGTACAGACAAGATACTTTATCTTCCTGAGGGTGCAAATTTTGGGGTGACTTCCAGTGGTGGTTCACTCGCTGAGATTGTAGATGCCACAAGGTTTTTTGTCGAGTCTACACTAAACAATAATCACATCCGGGCCAAATATGCTAGGGATGACGCAGGAAATGCGCCAAGCGCCTCAAGTTTATCCATTTTAGAAATGGAAGTACGCGATATCAGCACCGGTGAGAAAGAAGATACCTGGCGGCCGTGGGAACAGAAGCGTTATAAGATCGACAGAGAAATTTTACGTGTCGAAGCAGGCATAGATGTTGGCGAAGAGTATTCAGTTGATTTCTTAGAGCCGAATTATGCTCTCACACCTGACACGGAGATCGCATTATGGACATGGCGCTTTGATCAGGGTCTTGCATCAAAGCAGGATTATTTTGATTATATGAATCCGGATGCATCGCCTGACCAGCGTGCCGAGTTTGAAAATAGATTACAAGAAGAACCTAAAGAAGACCAACCAGTTAACCGTTTACTGAACAGACTGCAAAATGGCGGCTCTTGATGATGTCATCAAGTCATATGATGAGCAGTTAGAACAATCTAGCAGAGAATTTGTCAATGATGTTGAAGAACTTGAAAAAGAGGGTCTTAGTGCTACTGAAATCTTATTATTTATCGCTGCGCTTGATGTTGCGACCTACTTTACTAAAGATTTGGGCATGTCTGCCGGAATCAACTCCTATATGGGTGCGACGACATCTCTTCTTGATGATCTGCCGTTTTTTGGGCGTATCTCAGAAGAACAACTCCTGGCTCTCCAAAATGTACAAAG